GCCCTCGTCCATTGCAAAAAAGCAATTGTTTTTCCACTGCATGAGGCGCGTTTGAACCGATTGCTTCAGGGCATCGAGGTCGGATTTATAGGACTGCAATCCTCGCCCAAATTGGAAATCATGGGTAGCATCAAGGCCGCGCGTTTTCATCCTATTTTCACCTTTGAGCTTCCGCCCGTGATCTTGCCAGTTAGGGATGTAGGTATCGGAACCGCTACGCCTAGCCCCGCAAGAACCGCCGCCGCCGCCGCTAGCCACGTCCAGAATGTAGCATCATCCGCCATGGTGCTTTTTATGGCATCGCCCTTTCTCGCGGCCTCCGCTTCGCTACCCGGCCCATTGGTTCCAAGGATGCGTACCCATGTTCCATCCATGGATAGCGGCGAGGTCTTAGGATTGAGGCCGACAATAGCGAGTGCATCGGAAAGGCTATGCTTGCGAGCCGTGGCCGGGTCCGCAACATTGGCCGTACTCCACCAATTATCTATGTTGCGATCATTGAAAAGAACGATGCAATAATCGCCCTTCTTGATCGGCATATCGATGTAAGCCCCGCCGCCTTGAAGGACGAAGTAGGGGCAATCGACGAGGACCGGATAGGCCGTACTCGTACCGTCCGCAGCGAGGCGCTTAATCTGAAGCTCAATTTCGACGGTTTGCTCGGAGGACGTGACCTTCGATATCTTGCCTATCTGGATGCAATTGAAGGTTGAAAATATATCGGCCTTCACTTCATCGAGGATTATTTTCAGGTTCGGGGGCATCATCTCGTCAGGGTTCATTTGCTCACCATTGTAAAAGGGGCCTCGCCTTTATAAAGGCTAATCATGCTCGTTGCGTCTCCGCATTGAGCCCCGGATATCGTGCCGGAATGCTTCACGCCGTAGGTTTTATATTGCCCATTGTAGCGTGTAAATAAGCTTTTCAACTCGCAAATATAGCCTACTCGAATCTCGGGACACATGACGGAGGTTGTCACTTCTAGAAATTGCTCGCGCCGCTTAGGCGTCTCTTTTATCATATCACTATCGAGGACAAACACGTCGCTCGAAATAGCGTCATCCTTCGCCATGACATTGACATATCCGCCGTCGATATAAGCTTGGCCGCCCGTGATTCTTTGCAGCTCTTCCCATGAACTTCCGAGAATCACTTCGCCGCGCGGGGCCGTTTTTGTCGTCGCCGGCGTTCCTAAAACTCCCGGCAGAATCTCGGGCATGGTATGGATAACGCGGCCTATGGCATCCTTCAAGGAGACTCCCGATCCTATCGTCTCGGAGATGAATCCATTCTGCACCGCATAACTTCCGTCGTAGCAATCAATGTAGGTGAACCATTCCGTACCGGATTTATAGGAATAGGCTTCTTGAATGTTCCCCCTGAAAATCTCGTAAAGCTCATTTCCATAACCGACCATAAAAATAATCTGCCAGTATTCGGAAGTAGAATATTTATCCTTGTAGATTGCGTTGCGGGTATCGGGCGCGAGATTCGTTAGCGTGATCGTGCCCTTGTTTACGGAGGACATGACCGCGCGGTCGATATCGAACGTACATGAGACGGGGGGATTTATTTGAAGCGCTACGCCTGCGGGGCTTTTTATGCGTAGCTCATAATCCCGGATAAACTTCATCCCGTTATCGTCCCGTCATTGATATAGTCTTCCACTTCGGCAACCTCGGCGCTTGTCATGAGGTAGAGAAAAACTCGGCCCGAAGTGAAGTCATTTATGAGGCAGGGGTCAAGATCGTCGGTCAAAAGAACCATGAAACCGAATGGAATAATGTTCTTGTAGCTCGCGAGAATGTTTGGCCCGTGGTTTATTTTGTAGCCGTTCATCTCGAATGTCTTGAAGGCTATGTCCATGAACCAAGCCTGAACGCGAGGGCGATAGTAGAAGGTGAACGATATTACACCACCGCCGTTCGGATCGTTGGCCGTGAAGGATTGAATCGGGGCGGCTTTAAGTCCGGAAACTAAAATCATTACTTGCCCCCTGGTAGCAGTACGCCCGCGCTAGTCAGGGAAGGGGCTTTCGGCGCAAGGGTAGACTTCAACACGCTCGGGCCTAGGTCGGTTCCAGTCGAAGCCCCGTCGGTTGCCTTAGCAGCGCTCTGAGCATCAATAGCGGAAGTATAGGTGCCGGAGTCGAACGTAGTTGTCTTCGTCGAGACGAAGCGCATTTCCTTCAAGGTAACGGTGAAGTCGGTATAGTCGCTTGATTCCGCATCCTGCTTAGGGCGGACGCTTTTTATGATCATATTCTTATAAAAGCCCCATGGAGTTTGAACCGTGATAATCTGTTTCGATTTCCACATAGCTTGAAGCTGAATAAAAGCCTTCGTTTGCAAGGTTGAAGTATCGTCATCGCCATTGAAATACTTGGCGAGATTTGATGCCCGCTTTTTCATAGCCTCTAGCTGGCCAGCCGCGTAAGCTACTTGGTTCGTGAGCGCCGATAGCTTGCCTGCCGCTTGATCGGTAAGGGGAATATTATAAGCGGCGACAGAGCCAAGGAGGCTCGTCGCGACGTTCATCGCGTCTTGAAGCCCGCCCTTTTTTGGAGCGGTATAAACAAGCTCGCCCTTGTAGCCCGAGAGCGTAATGATAATCGGCTTTAGGACGACGTGATCGGTTACGAAAGAGCCTGATTCGACATAGTGATCCGTGATATCCGCGTCAAGCTCGATTTCCTCGCCGGTCGGAACATCGAATACGAAGCCACCTATGCCCTCTTGGCCCTGGGCCGCGAGGACAGCGCCCGATTTGGCATCGAGGTAGGAATCGGGGTCAGTGAGGTCGGTGGAATCGGATTGCGATATTGTGGTTGCGCTCATCTTTTGGCCGGCTTCATGGCTTGTATTCTTTTCATGTCAAGCATAAACCTTCCGCCCGCTTCCTCGAATGCTTGCTGCGGACCTTGGACGCCGTAGATATGGAAAGTGAACTGCTGGGCGGTCGAGCCTCCGGAAGGGGCCATTAAAGGCGATTTCATTTCCTTAGCCCATTCCGCTCCGAAGTTTGATTTTAGTTTTTCAAACCATTCGCCCGCTGAAAGCTTTTTCCCGTTAGCATCGGTTCCCGAGGGGAAAAGATCGCCTAGCTTTGTAGTTCCTTTATCTCTCGCGCTTAGTTGATTCCATAGCTTGCTAAAGTCTCCCGTCATTACGGATTCGATGAGAGATTGCAAGTCTCGGAAGGCATCACAGATTCCGCGAATGATCAAGCCGAAGAGGCCCCATTTTTCGGTAAGCTTATCGACTTGATCCCAGTTACCCGAGAATATTTCTTTGACCGTTTTCAAGAGATCGCCAAGGAATCCGAAGGTATCCTGGAGCGCCTTCCCGAGCGCGGGCATTTTCAGCATGATGACACCAAATAAACTTCCTCGTCCTGAACTGTAGGCCGCGAGGTCATCAAGCACCGCCATGAGGGCGAGGATCGCTATCGTGAACAATCCGAGGGGCGACGTGAGGAAGCCCGCATTCATAACCGCGAGAACAGCCGCTACCGCGAGGATTGCTGTCTTCAGACCAATGGTAGACCGGATGAGCTTGTCGATATTCATGACGCCGTTAGCGATAAACTTGACGAACTTTTCGAGGAAGCCGGTTACCTTCTCAATCGTCGGCGCGAGTTTCGTTGCCAGCTCCGCGACATAGTAGCTAATCTCATTCTTGAGGACGGAGATGCTTCCCCGCGCTTTGTTTAGTCCTTCGATCATCGATGGCGAAATCACATAGGCATGGGCCGCCATGCGGTCAAATTCGGCGTTAGTGAGCTTCAAGGTTGACATGAGATCGGCATTGACGCCGAACATGCCGATGATATTTTTTTTATCCGCTGCGCCTAAATTGGCGGTTTTCGCCTTGATCTGTTCCAAAACCTTGAAGGGATCGGAGCGCGGGTCAATCCCGAGAAGCTGATAGCCCTGGATGTTCCCCGTCCCGAGCTTGATCTTCGCCTGATTAGAAACTATGGCGTCAATGGAGGAGGCAACCGCCGCGCCCGAGCCCGAAGCCTGCTCGGCTACAGCCTTCCATTTCTGCATCTCTTCGACGTTGACGCCGGTTTGATCGCCAAAGCGCTTCAGCTCGGTCGCCTCGCCCATAGCCGCGTTGACGGCCTTGACCGCGCCTGCTAGGGACAGGGTGCCCGCTATGGCTCCGATGAGAGTATTTTTGATGCCGCCTATGGCCTTCGCGAATTGATCAGCCGGGGCGGTATCAGCCTTTAGGCCGATTCGGGCGAACAATTCTAAAATATTCGTCTGGGGCCTCCGCTTATTGATTTATGATACCCGCGAGAGGCTTGAAGGGCAAGGCTTGCGAATTATTGCAATAGGACTTGCAAGGTTTCCATTGTGGTATTATAATACTAGGCATGGAGGCAATCATGCCATGCAGACAAAATTTTGGTGATGATGCAAGCTTTAGGAAGGCTCTTCGCGACTACTTCGCGGCAAGCGCGACTGCGGAAGATTTGAAACTATTTATGCCCGACGAATATACTTTTTTTCGCTCGGGCAGCGAGCTTGCCCACGCACGATATCGCTTCGCCGACGCCATGCTCGCCGAGCGAGACAAGGAGTTGAATTAATATGGACGAGCTACAGACGATTAGGGGAGCGCTGGAATCTATCGTATCGGCTCTTGTTGCCCGCAAGGGGACTCCGGACGAATTAAAGGTATCTATTTATGATACCGTGGCTCTGAAGGATTCTCTCGCCGCCCTCTCCCGCCTCGAAGCGCACGCGGCAGAGATGCCGGATACTAAGGGCCTTATCCATCTAATCAAAACCGAACAGATTGGCGACGGCGACGCGGGGCTTCTTATCGGCCAGTACGCCTATCGCTACTCCGAGGACATCCGCAAGGATAGGGATAAATGGAGAAGTCTAGCCGCCGATTATGCAGGCGCTGTCTCTAAAATGATGGGAAAATAAAAATCCCCGGATCGGGGGAGTGAAGCCCGTCCAGGGAAGTGCCGCGCTGGCAAGGGAAAGATACCATGCCCGCGCGGCTTAGTCAATCAAAAGGAGCGAACCATGAGCATCAAGTCAAAACAGGATTTGATAGAATCAATTATCAGTTTTGGATTCTCTAATTTTTCTATATCGGAATCAATAATGTCTCCACAAATATCAATTAAATTGTTTTCTATTCATTGGTATAGCTTTATTCTAAAATCGAGAACAAAGAAAATGAAAACGTTTATAATAAACAACAAACCATTAGGGGTTGATATCCCTATTATTATCTCATCAAAAAAACAAGATCAATCCGGCGGCTTATTTATCTCGTAATAAACGTCCTCATACTCGCCCTGGAATCGCTCATATTCCAGAGCCGCGATAACAAGGTCAACTCGGCCCGCGAGTACCGCCTCGGGGTCGCCGTTGAAGTAGCCTGCCTTCGCGAGGCGGATAGCGAGAAGCGTTTCCTCGTCAAGCTCAATCTTTACTTCGGGGAGCTTGCGCTTGTCCCCACGAGGGCCCCGAACTTCGAGGCGAGGCCCTTGAAAAAAGGGCCAACGTTGACCTTGATTATCTCGACCATGATCGGGTAGTAAAGCTCCCGATGCTCGACCTTCTCGAAAAAGTCGGCATCGATCTTATCCGATCCGAGGAGAGCGCGGGCCGAGCAGGCGAAGAGGCAAGCCTGAACCTCGTCCGACACCGCCGCGCCAAGTACCAGGTCGATGACGCCCATAATATCGATGTCGCTCTTAGCGAGGTCAACCGAGCCTTTGGCATCCATGGCGAGGGTAGGCATGGTGAACTTTGAGCCCTTCAGCGCCCGGCCTATGGCCTTTTGCAATGCCATAGCATCGCCGAAGCCTGCGGGGGTGATCTTTAGATCCAGTCCGTTTAGTTGCATGGGAGCATAATACAATAATAAAGGCCCCGCCGCAAGGGTAGGGCCTTCAACTAACAAGGATTCCTTGACAGTTAGTTAGCCGATAGCCCGCTGAGAATTGGCGAATACCAGGGCATAGACGCTCACGGCCTGCTCGGTGTCGCCCGCGACGTTTTCCTTCGCACCGGGCTTCTTCTTGAAAGCGCCGCCGGGCAGGGTGATCGTATCGGCTACGACGTTCCCCGCGCCGTCGCCAAGGCGCTTTATGAATTCGCCTTCGACCATGACGAAAGCCGCCGGGTCGTTGATATACTCCTGCAAACGGCTTTGGAGATACTTGTCGTCCCCCGAGCCACGAAGGACTCGAAGGGTCACATTGGCGATGTTGCCCGCCGCGTTGTAGGCGTAAATCATGTTCCCGTTCTTGCCCGCCTTTTCCGTGGCGAGGTCGTTCGGAAACTCGATATTGCACGTATCGCCGTCCGCGAAGTCGGCCAGGATACGGCTATCGATTACGATTGTATCTTTGCCGGTCAGTGTTACGGTGCTCATGGTTTAGGGCCTCCCCTTAGCTTTCGACGTACACGGTTACGTCGCTGGAATGGATCGCGCCAGCATCCTTGGCCGCGATATAGATTCCGGGCGCAACTCGCGTTTCCCGTTCCGCCTGACTTTGCGAGGCGATGGGATCCGAGTAGATATAGAATCCCATGGCCGCAATATTCTTCACATGATCATCGGGATCTCCGAAGGTCGTCGAGCTATTCCACATCCCCGGCGCGAAGGTGCCGTTGGTTACGAACATCTGGCAGATTTTACGGTAAGCCCCTTTGAGGCCCGACATGCCCTGCTCGGTCTGCGGGATCTTCGTATTCGTTTGCGCCAGGTAGTTGAAGCCCGCGATCTGTAGGCGAAGCTTGAAGGCGAGGCGCGTGTAGACCTGATCGAAGAACTGATTAACGCCCGAGATGAAGACCGAAGCAGCGCCGCCGATATCCGGGTAGGTATCCACGCCCGCATTCATCGCGGCGGTGAGAATGGTTTGGGTCATGCCCGAATCGGCATCGAGGCCGGTAATGGTCTTCAGGTGCATCGTATGCGCCGTGTTCGATCCGCTCATCTTGATCGAGAGGCCTCGCCCGGCATAACCCGCTGCGAAGTCGAGGGCATCGTCGGCGCTCACGCTGTAGTAGAGCATCCGCGTATGCGTGTAGCTCTTGCCCTTCAGTGTCGTGAAAATGCCCGCAATATCGCCCACGGTCGAGGAGGCGACGAGGAGGAGCTTGTCCATGGTCTGAATCGTCGCAGCCAACTCGGTAAGGTCGGCGTCGGCCTGCTTGGCGTCGAGGATGATTCCGAAGTAGGGAATGCTTCCGTAGGTGCGCAATACCGCATCCTTGACGCGCTCGAGGCCAGTAGCCGCGCCGGTGGACGAGGCAAGGGCGATGTTCAGCAGCGGGGAAATGTCCGTGCCCGCAGCCGTGGCGGAAAGTACGATTGCCGCCGTCGCGCCTGTGGTGATCGTTTTCAGCTCGACAGAGGCCGAGGTAAGCGAGCCCGAAAGGACAAATTGAAGATCAGCCGCCGTGATCGCCGCCACGTTAAGTGAGGTCTGGACCGTCGCGAGGCTTGTAAGGTCAAGCTCGCCTATCGCTATTTCAGCCGCCGCCGCGCCATCGACCGCCGCTTTGATCTTGTAATCCGTCGCGGTGAGCTTCGTCAGGTCAACCGCCGCCGAGGAAAGGATGACAGCCGGTTGAGCCGCAGCCGCCGCGAGGCGAGGGATGACGACAAGATAGCCGCCGCCTGAAATGATATTCGGGTTCTGGCTAAACACCATGACGGCAAGGCGATACGTCGCGGAGTTGGAGCCGAAGTCGGAGGCAACGCCGTTGGGATTTTTGTAAATCCCCGCCGTGCCGTAGCTCGACGATATCGGAGCCTCGGAGGTGATGAGGGCGAGGATGGACGTGTTCACGTCGGAGAGCCCTCGGAGCGCGGAAAGCAAGGTCACTACGATGACGTTGCTAATGTCCAGACTTGTCATTATTTGGCCTCCATATCCTGATCAAATCGGGCCTTTATTGATTCCGCAATTTGATTCGCAATAGGCAAATAGTTTTTACCAGCTATCCGAAGCTTAATAGCCTGCCATAAAGATATTCCAGTATTTATATTTACTTCCAATTCTACAGAATCCAATTTCTCTCGCTTTTTATAAACAGCCATAGCTTAAGCCTCCACCTTGATTTCCTTGATAGGATCGGGCGCGATGAGCGGCGCGGTCGCCGTTTTCGTTTGCATGTAGGAAACGATAACAGGAATATGCCAGCGCCGCAAGGATGCTGAACCCTCGATAGCCGAGAGGTTTAGGGGCTTCCCTCGGAAGAACGCGACGTTATGTAATTCCGCTTCTTGTTGCCCCGCGACGGATTGCAACGCCATGAGCACCTCGGGGTATCGGTCTGTAGCGTCCCGGTTTTGGGAAACTACTTCAATCGTGAAATTGGCAAAGGCATTGTAATGCGAGGTTTCAAGGCCCGTCGCCGTATTAACATCGGAGCCGACGCCGAGCGCGGTGTCGTCCTCATATTCGATGATACCATATATTTCATCATCTTTCGGCGCGTCAAAGTTTTCATCTTTTAGAATAAATCTGTCACGGTTGATGCCCATATAATCGGCCACGATATCGCCGAGGAGCTGGCCGATTTCGGTTGTAGTCATGTTGAAGCCGCCTCCCATTGCGCATAGAGAATTATGCTCGCGGTTCCTATTGTAATAGTCGCGCCCACCGCGTAGGCCGTGCCGCTTCCGCCCGCCGCCGTATTCCAGCCGGTGAAGGTGTAGCCTTCGAGCGTGTAAGGATTCGCAACGGCAAGCGCGGTAGCGCCCTTTTCGTAGGCGAAGATCGAAGGATTGTAGCCCGTGCCTCCGTTGGCCGAATAGGACAATTTATATTGCGGTTGGACTCCTGAATAATCCTCCGTTGCCTCATAGCGCCGATAGCCCGCATCGCTCCAGGGCTGGACGGAATCAATGCGGAAGCCGATGCCGTCAACCCATATTTTGTCATCGTGCTTGAAAAGGCGCTCGCTTTTTTTCGTGATAATCTCGAACCATTTCCAGCTCCGTTGCTCCTCGGGCTTGCGGACAATCTTCGAGGGCTGAAGCGGTTGAAGCATCATGGGGATCTGTAGGACTTCGGCGCGTTGAACGGTTAAATGATTGACGACGGTTTTGGTTATGAGATAAATCTCGCGTTTAGTGAGCCAACCGCGAAGGGCGCCGGAAACGTTTGGAATACTCATTCACCAACTCGATGGGTAATAGCATGGCGCAAAGTGCCCTTGTCAATCAATGGCGCGTCGGAGCCCTTGGCCTTGACCGTTGAAGGCGCATTCGGGGCCCAACCAGGCCCGCGCGAGTCGAAGGATTCTTGAATTACGCTCTCCCCCGCGATGCCTATATCCTCGAAAATTGCCTTTACGTCGCCCGCTTCAAGGTGATCTTGCGCATGTTTTTTGACGTAGGCGGTTATTTTACTTTGGCCGCTTTGGAGGGGAACACGAATGAAAGAGCGCTTCGGGGGATGATTAGGGCGGGAGATTGAGCCGAACTCATTGTACGCGCCATATTCGGCGACCGGCATTCCTTCGGAGGTGACAGCCGTCCCGAAGACGCCAATATCGACGTAGTATTTTTCCTTCAAATCATCGATGAGCGCTTCGAGCTTGGAGAAATCCCCCGAGATTTCCGATTGCCCGTCGCTGAATTGAAAGCTCATGCCGTCAGTTTATAGATAAGGCCCGCGATAACGCAAGCCTCGACAATCGCGGCAGTCATCCAGATATACTTCACGGCCCGAATGCGCCGGATGCTTTTCTCCATGTCGAGCGTCCAGTAAATCTGCCCCGCTTGGCGATAGCCCTTGCGGATTTCCTTTTTCTTGCGCGCGCTCATGGCAATGTCGCCCCGCCGATTGCATAGACCGCGCCGTCAAGATATGGCTTCGTGAGAATGAGCCATTTCTGTCCGTAGTAGGTCGTCGAGTAGAAAGCGAACTCGCCCTTTTTCATCCAGTCGGGAATCTCCAGCGATTCGCTTACGCCGTCGACGCTTCGGGCGTTTTGCAAAAGCCGAGTCTGCCCGCCTGAATCAGCCGCGTCAACGTCCGTGACGAGGAAATGCGCGGCGAGGTACAGCTCGCAGAGCGTGCCGATTTCAGGATAGTCCTCCGGGTAAAGGCCAGGATTGAAAACCGCCTCGGCCTCGGCGATCGCGTCGGTGATATCCTGATCGAGGATATCGGGAAGGACCGTCCCGTAGGGAAACTGCCCTCGTGCGAACTTGGTCTTGAAGGTCTGGACGGTCGGGGTATAGACCATTATTTAATCTCGGGCGCTGCGCCTTCGACCTTCGCGGGACGGCCAGGGCCGCGCTTGCCATCCTTCAGCGCCGCCTCGCGCTCGTCGAGCGCCTTCTCTCTCGCATCGAGATTCGCCGAGCGATCCTTCAGCGATTGTTCGCGGCGGGCGAGATCTTCCGAGGAAGGCCCGGCGATCTTCGAGGAGGTGAACTCGCGGGGATAGTCGACGAGCATTCTGAGGCCCGCCGCCTCTTCCATCTCGATTGACGCCTCGGGCTTGACCTGCTCTTCGGCCCCAGCTGCGTTGATAAGCGTCCAAACG